TATTCAAAATGATTATGGTGTAGTCAAACGTAATGGTGATATAGTTTACGCGAAAAACTTTGTAATTCAGAACTATCTAGATTACATCGGTTCTTACGAGGCAACTAACGTTGGTTTTGTTATTGCTCATTTTGATGGCATTTTTGATGACGGAACAGCGGGTGTTTCAGCAATAACCCTTGGAGAAGTAGAAACTTATTTCGCTGGATTTACACTAAATGATTTTGATAAGAGAAGAACTTCTCAGTATACAATTTCTGGTGATAAATTCAATTTGCTACCTCCATCAATTCAAAACCCAGTTACTATCAGTTCTTCTTCTGGAACAATTGGCAATTCAATTGTCGTTCAGGATACAACATACTTTGCCAACAGTGGATATCTGTTCACTTCTAGCGGAACTGTAATTCAATACACCAGTAAGACAGCAACAACCTTTGATGGGTGTACTCTAACAAGAGGTCCAAATGCTATCAGTGGTGGTGATGAGATCATTCCATTCTCAATCACCTAAATATTGCTATAAATATAAATAACTCAGGCACAAACACTACGTCGGAAAAAACCAATGGCTGCTATTATCTCTGATAAGTTTAGAATTTTTAATGCGAAGCAATTTCTTGAATCGCTAACTGAGGGTGCTACTGATACTAGTGCCGAGCGTTCCAGAATGTATTTCTTTGTGGGTCGTCCACAACCCTGGAAAGCATACTTGGAAGTGTATTCCAAGTCAGCAACCAACTTTACAGTTGGAAACGAGGTTTATATCGGAACTTATGCGTCAACTGCTTTCCGTGCCACTGTTTCTGCCGTTTATGATAGTGCCCTCCTCCTAACCGACGTTTTTGGCAGCAATGGTGTCAACTCTGCTCCCCCTCTCGGAAGCACCCTAAAGGAAACAGCAGATGGCGGTGTTTCTGATACTACTGCTACAGCAACCACTGGTGTTTATCGCTATGGTACTGAGGATGTTCCACCACTTCCTCTAGATAACCAAAGAGAAAAAATTGGTCTATACGACGAGATTATTGCTGCTAAGCGTATCACTGATGCTTACGCAAGAACGGTTGTTCGTCGTTATAACTGGGACTTAGTTGCCAACCCCAAGTTTGATATGTGGAAACCCGATTATTCTGCTACCCCAGGTGGCGGTGGTCAGATTGGTAAGCAAACAGCAACTGGTGCTGCAACAATTGCTGATGCTAAGTTCTATGTAATGAACTCAAACTACGAAGTTTTCAAGTGCCTCTATAATGGAGAAGATCCAGATAATGCCACTGGTCAAAACGCAACTGAAGAGCCTCTAACTACTGGTGCTAATTACGATGCGGGAACTGGTCTTTACACTGAGACCACTGGCGCAGGTTACATTTGGAAACACATGTATACTATCCCAACCGATGATGTTCTGAAGTTCCTTTCTTCGGACTTTATGCCAATTGTTCTTCCAAACCAAGCATCTAGAGTTTCTGTTGCTGGTTTAGCAGTTGCTGGTGCTGTTGATGTTGCCTTGGTTGAAGATCGTGGAGATCTTGGAGCAGCAGCTGCTAGTGCTGGAACTGTTTACACTGGTGTAAAAGGTGATGGTGTGGGTGGAGTTCTAAAACTAACTATTGATGGAAGTAACGCTATCCAAGCAGTTGAAGTAGAATCTCGTGGTTCTGGTTATACATACGCCAACGCTATCCTAAGCAATGGCAATCTTTTCTCTGATCCTGGTCTAACAACTGCCGTTGCTACTTCTGCTAGTTATACAGGAGCAATTGAAGTAATCTTACCCCCACAAGGTGGTCATGGTTCAGATCACGAAACCGAACTAAATGGTAAGCGTGTAATGACCAACATTCGCCTAACATATGCTGAAGGTTCTGGTGATTTCCCTGTTGATAATGATTTCCGTCGTATCGGTATCATCAAGGATCCATATAACTGGGGAACCACGACTTTCGCAACATCAGATACTCTTTCTGGTCTAAGAGCAGTCAAGATTACTGGAGCAAATGCTGATTTCATTCCCGATGAAAGAATTTCTCAGACGGTAACTGATGGTACAGCATACGGAACTGTTGTTTCTTGGACACTTGATAGTGGTTCAACAACTGACGGTGTTCTTAAGTACATTCAAACAAATGATGCTCACACTGATCAAGGTGTTGTAAGAGCATTTGAAAGCAATGGTGCTAATGCTATCGCGGGTGTTCAGTCTGCTGCTTCTGGTAATGTTGCTACAGGATACGCCAATACTCTTCTCGGTTCGACATTTACTGCTGGTTTAGCAAATCCAGAGATTGAGAACAACTCTGGTGACGTTATCTATATCGAGAACCGTCGTCTCATCACTCGTGCTCCTGACCAAATTGAAGATATCAAACTAGTCATCGAGTTCTGATTTCTACAAACATTATCAATCCCCCCAACATTGGGGGGATTTTTTTTATCTCTACTAAATATTAGGGACTAGATACTAGTATTTGGCGGAGTACGATGCCTCAGAAGACTAACCTCAATGTAAATCCTTATTACGAGGACTTTGATGCGAATAAGAATTTCTATAAAATTCTATTCCGTCCAGGTTACTCTATTCAAGGTAGGGAACTAACTCAGTTACAATCGATTCTTCAGAATCAAGTTGAAAGTTTTGGTAAATATGCTTTCAAGCAGGGAGAGTTGGTCATTCCTGGTGAGGTTGGTCTCAACACAAAATTGGATTATGTAAAACTGTCTTCTGTTTCAGAAGTAGCAGTTTCTGATGGAAATGACATCGTATATAAAAAATATGATATTACCCAACTGGTTGGTCTACAACTAAGAGGACTTACTTCTGGTGTAACAGCAAGAGTTTTATCTGCTAGATTGGCGACGGATAGTTCAGCAGATACTTTCTATGTTAGCTATATTAATAGTGGCAACTCAAACACAGAACCAACTTTCAGACAAGGCGAGACCTTGGAAGTTGTTGATGGCGTCAATACCCCGCTAATGGTTGTTGGAACTGATGGTAGTGTTTTACCAACCAGTATCCAAGTAACAAATCCAGATACTGGTATTGTCACATCTTTAGATAGTCCAGCAATGGGTTATGCTTCTGCCGTAAAGGTTGAAGAAGGAATTTATTTTGTCAATGGATATTTTGTAAGAAATGATGAGCAACTTCTTGTCATTGAAGAGTATTATAACAAACCATCAGCAAAGGTTGGTTTTACAATTCTAGAGGAAGTTGTAACACCAGAAGAAGACTCAAGTCTATATGATAATGCCATTGGTTCTTCAAACTACACAGCACCTGGAGCACACAGACTGAAAATTAGTCTAGAACTAAAAGAGTTTGCTCTTGATGCCATTACCGATAAGAACTTTATTCAACTTCTTACTGTATCTAGAGGAGTAGTTCAACGAAAGGTAGTTCCTGCCGATTACAGTGTTCTTGAGCAAACTCTAGCAAGAAGAACATTTGATGAGAGTGGTGATTATGTAGTTCAAGATTTCTCTATTGACATTAGAGAATATGCTCAGAAAGATAGTAACAGAGGTATTTACTCTGCTGATGATCTTGGTCTATACAATGGTCTTTCGGCATCAGAAGCTTCTAGAAAGATGATTGCCAGCATTGGTCCTGGTAAAGCATATATTAGAGGATATGAAATTGTAAACAAAGAGACCAAATATCTAGAAATCAATAAGGCAAGAGAAAGTCTAAGCACTGATAACGTTACTATCAAAACAAAGGGTCTTCCAACTTATACTATTAGCAATGTCTACAGCAGTGTTCCTCTAAACAAAGAGGGATCGCAACTAACTGCTTATCCAACAGTATATCTGTATTCATTGTTTAATGATGGTTACGTTGGACTCAACAACACAGAGTTGAATTCCAACTACCGTCAGACAGTTAGCAGAAGAGGTCAGTTCTTTGACTCCAATATTGGTGTAAAAACTGTAACTCTAGAGATCGTTGATGTAAATATTCCTATTACAAGCATTGTTCCTAGTGATCTTGACAATACTTTCAGCAAGTTGTGGTATGTGAAGACCCGAGCAGGAACGAATATTGTTTCGTCTGTTGATGTCCTTTCATATACCAAAGTATTCAAACCACTCAAAAACTCAGGAACCAGTGAAGAGTCTCGTTACTTGGAAGTAACAGTTTCTGGTTTGAAGAGCGATCTTGAGAACGTTTTTATTGAATACGATGAAAGTTCACAAGGCAAAAATAGAAAAGTATTTTTATCGGAAGCAGATGCTATTGGCGATGAAAAAGAGGATCTAGCATCAACTACATTTGCTAATATCATTGATTATAGCGATACAATCACTCCTGTTATCGGTACTGCTAAACCAAGTAACTTCTATTTGGAAGAAAGAGGAGATGGATTCAATCCAGATTCGGATATTGTAATTTCTAAAGGTGTTCTTGCTCAAGGAACAAAGGCATATAACGCTAAGTTTGGATTCTCATATTTTGATCCTCAATTTTTCACAAGAGTTAAACTGGAATCTGTAGTTCCAAATGACTCATATGGAGTTGGTGTTTATGTTTATGGTCTTACTAGCGGAGCATATGGTGTTGTAGAAGGAGCACCAAACGGAGTTTATTCAACGGGCGATATCCTTTTCATCAAAACTCTATCTGGTAAGTTCCTCTCAGGAGAAACTATTAGAGATGAAGCTGGCAACTTAGTAAAGATTGCTAAAGAAAATACAATTTCTCACTTCATTGTTCAGGAAAGAGGACTTGGATATCCATCAACATCAACAATTCAAATCGATGGTGTTGACTATGATCAATCTCAAGTAGAACCAAAATTCAGCGGTCAGGGAATTTATAGAGTCGATATCGTTGATAGAATTTCTGTATCTAATGAGTATACAAAACCACCAGTAGTAACCGTAAATTCTGGTGAAACAGTTCCAACAACTGGTGTGGTAATTATCCCAGTTCTAAACAAAAATACTGTTATTACTTACACACCACAGAACGTAAAAGCATTTGGTGCTTCTTATGGATCTGGTGGAGCAAATAACTTTACCGCCGATGTCGTTGTTGATGATAGAACTTATTCAAACATTTCATCTGTAACTGACTTCACTTTCTTTGGATCGAAAGGAACTAAGTTTCTTGAGTCTACAAGTTTCAGTGCTGATGCCAGCACGGTCGTCCAGCAAGGAGATCTCATTCAGTTCTCTGATGCTTCCAATAACGTTATTAGAGCAATTGTACAATACGCAACTGTACAGAAAGGTTCTTCGAAGACAAGAATCTACATTGATGAAACTTTGTATGATGATGTAACCAATACTAGTGTTGTACTACTACGTCCAAGAATTCAGAATCCAAACTCAGGATCACTTCTGTTCCCAACTGGAAGCAAGCAGGTTCAGAAAATTTCTGCTGGAACGGAAGATACCAAGATCAAATACTACTTCCGTAGAGATTTTGTCACCGCTGGATCAACTGGCGGTGGTTTGATTACTTTTGCTGCTCAATTACCATTCGGAACACAGAGATTTACGGCGTTCAATGAGAAGAATTATATTGTAACCGTTCTCAGAAGCAATAGTGCTGATCTCGTTGAAGATGGCGATATTGTTTATATTGATGAGGACAACGTAGAGATCGTATCTTCTACCGATACCGCTAGCGGTCTAACTTCTGGAAGCATTAAGTTTGAATTGCCAACGTCATACTTCAATTCAAACTTTGCTGGAGAAGCAAATTACGTAGCACCAGAATTGAAACTAACTGCTACCCTTGAGGTAGAGAATGCTAAACCAAGATTGAAGACTGCGGTTAGAAAGAGAAGAATTGTTGTTGATTCTTCTGGTGATAGAGTTGTTCCATTTAGAGGAACCGATTATGATAGTGATACTGTAGAGACTCTATCATATTCAGACGCTTTCAAATTGCGTTATGTCTACGAAGGTACAACCTCACAACCACCAGAGATTGATAGTGCTGGCAACTTGGTATCTGGAACCGATGTAACCCATAGATTCACTTTTGATGATGGTCAGCGTGATACTGTATATGATGTTTCTAGAATTGTCATCAAACCTGGATTTGAACCAACTGTTGGTCAACTTGTAATTGCCTTTGATTATTTTGAGCATTCACAGGGAGACTTTGTAACTATCGATAGTTATCTACACGAAGCTGGTGTACCTGAGGATGAAATTCCTTCATTCAACTCATCAGTATTTGGTAACGTAGAACTCAAGAACGTTATCGACTTCAGACCAAAAGTAAACACTTCTACAATTGTTCCTGGTTATCAGGACACATCATCATTGGAAGTTACCACCAGCAACTTCACTGGCGCTGGATCGGTTGTAGCAAGCACCCCTGCTCCAGATGTAAACCTTGAGTACACATTCTCGTTCAGTCAGGTACAATACCTAGATCGTATTGATGGAATCTTCCTCAATAAGAGAGGAGAGTTTATCGTCAAGGAAGGTAATTCTTCACTCAATCCATCAAAACCAGATCCTGTAAAGGATGCTGTTCCTCTATTCTATGCTTACATTCCAGCATACACATCTACAAGTAAGGATGTAAGAATCACTCCTGTAGAACATCGTAGATATACGATGAAGGATATCGGTAAACTCGAAAAGCGTATTGAGCGTCTTGAGTATTACACCACTCTCAGCATACTTGAGCAGCAAGCATTGAATATGCAAGTCAAGGATGAAATTGGTCTAGACAGATTCAAGTCTGGATTCTTTGTTGATAATTTCGAGACACATGGTATTGGTAATCTTGTTTCAGCAGATTACAGATGTTCTATTGATAGCAGACAGTCTGTTCTAAGACCACAATCTAAGGAAGATTCTCTACTTCTAAGAGAGGTCAACACAAGACAAGATCAAAGATCTGTTGCTGGTTATCAAAGATCTGGAGATATCGTCACTCTTCCATACACAAGTCTAAAACTTCTTGGAAACGATTTCGCATCGAAGACGATCAATCCAAACCCATTTGTTGTATTCCAATATGTTGGTGAAGGTTCTGTATCGCCACAAATTGATCAGTGGTACGATCAGAGCATTGAACCTCTAGTAGTAGACACTAACACAAGTTTGTTTGACATCTTTATTGCTAAAGATAACGTCAAAGAGAGTTTCTCAAGTCTTCACAATTCATTCATTGTAAACTGGGTCGGAACTTCTTCTTCGTTTACATCAATCAATTCTCTTGGTGATACTAACTCCGTAGCAGCAAAGTCTGCGGTCAAGTCCGCTTCTGTTGGTAGTTCTTCAAACATCAGTCCTCAAAATAACGAACTTGGTAAAGGAGTTCAGACTAAGACCGTTGGTGAGAATGTTGTTTCAACCTCACTACAGTTCTTTGCTAGAACAAGACCAATCAAGTTTGTCATCGGAAGACTAAAACCTCTTACTAAAGTTTCTGTATTCTTAGAAGGCAGAAATATCAACCGTTGGGTAAATCCAGATCTAAGATTTACTGGAGTTGCTGGCAACTCTCTATCCGCATTCAACGGCGAAGTAGTAACGGATGAAAATGGCAATGCCAGTGGTTTGATTCTTCTTCCTGCTGGATATGCTCCTAGAGAAAATGCTACTTGGTCTGGAGACGCAGATACCGTTGAATACGATGAGACATCAGAAGAACTCCGTTTCACTTCTGGAGAATTGACATTTAGATTTACTTCAAGCACAACCAACGAAGATAAGGCAACTGTAGATACCTACGCAGAAATTAAGTATTATGCTTCTGGTATTCTTCCTCAGAATCCTGCTAGCATCGTTTCTACGAGACCATCATACTTCAAATCCAATGAGGGAGTTCAGTTTGTAGAAAGCAACACTGATAATCCACTAAGACCAAATCCACTAGCACAAGTATTCAAGGTTGAGAACTTTGATGGTGGTGTGTTTGTAACTGGCGCTGATCTATACTTCAAGAGCAAGAGTACAAATGTTCCAGTCAGAGTTTACATGACTAATGTTGACTTCGACAAACCCGCTAAGAATATTGTACCTGGAACCGAGAAAACTCTATCTCCAGACACATACTTGAAGTGCTATGCTTCTGGTAATCTCTCAATTACCAAAGGTGAGTATGTAGTTGGAACAAGTTCTGCTGCTTCTGGTCCTATTTCCAGACTTATCGATAAGAATGGTGTAGAACTAACACCATCATCCACTGGTGTATATGATCTAACAAATGAGCAAGTCTATACTCTTGTTCTTAGCAACCACAATGGCAAGTCCTTCTTACAGAATGAGCAACTAGAAATTCCTTCGGTAACTCTAGCAAATGCTACTGAGGGCACTGATGTAAGTCTAACTATTGCTAAAGATAGCGGTAAGTTATCTGATATCAGAATTACTAATCCTGGTCAGAATTACGATAGCGCAGTTCTCACTATTGAAAGTCCACAACTTCCTGGTGGTTCAGTTGCTACTGCTAAGATCAATGTGTCTGACGGTAAGATCTACAACGCCGATGTATCAATTGCTGGATTTGGATATACCGAAGCCCCATCGGTGGTCATCAAAGGTGTCGGAAACGGCGCTGGAGGATGTGTTGTAGAGACCTTTATAGAGATTGATACCCCAGCAGTCAGAATGGGCGTAGCAACCGATTTCGTAGGTCTCACAGAGTCTACCACACCAACCCACTTTGCTTTTGATTACCCCGTATATCTGGAAAACGATTCCGAATATGCAATGGTTGTTGAGACAGATTCTACTGATTATGAAATCTGGTCTTCTAAGTTAGGTCAAACTGATCTATCTACCAGCACTGTAATTACTACACAACCATCACTCGGTTCTCTTTACAAGTCTCAGAACACTGAGAATTGGACTGAGGATCTAGATCAGGATCTCAAGTTCACTCTATATCGCGCTGAGTTCGATATCTCCAGACCATCCGAGTTGCTACTCAAGAACGTAGGTCTTGGTTACGAGTTGCTTGATACAAATCCAGTTGAAACTGACGCAACTTCCGAATCTATTGCTACTTCTAAGTTGTTCAAGAATAACAATAGTGTTATCAAGATCAACCATAGAGATAATGGATTTGAGGATAGTGGAAAGTCTTATGTATTCTTCAGAGGAGTTTCTGAAGTTGGTGGTGTAACTTCTGAGGTATTCAATACCAACCTATTCCAAGTTTCAAACTCTGGTGTTGATTCTTACAACATCAGAACGATCACTAAAGCTTCCAGAAGCACCAGTGGTGGTGGTTCTGTGTACGCAACATACAACAGAAAGTTTGAAACTCTATACCCACAAGTTCATTACATCACTGTTTCTGGAACAACCATTAATAGTTCTGTAAAGACAACTAACATTGTTCCTGTTGATTCTTCAACAACAAACTATACTTCATATTCACAAACTGATTTTGAGAAGACGTTCCTAAACGAACCACATTACTTTGACAATCAGAAGGTAATCGCATCAGAGATCAATGAAACTCTAAACAATGTTACAAGATCTCTAACTTATAAGATGGAACTTTCTTCCACTTCTTCTCACTTATCTCCAGTTATTGATCTTTCCAGTGCTTCTGTCAAAACTGTTTCAAACAGAATTGAAAATGCTGGCGGTCAAGAAAACAGATATGGAAGAAGAAATCAAATTCTTGAGTTCTATCCTGTTTATTCATTCTCATTATCAACAGTTACTCCCGATGTAACGTATCAGAATAACCAGAGTGTCAAAGGAAAGACATCTGGTGCTTCTGGAACAGTTGCTAAGGTTGATGGAAATAATGTTTGGATCAAGGTCAAGACTAAGCAAGGATTCACAACTGGTGAAGAACTTGAAATGACTCAGTTTACTAGCGTCTCCAACGCTCCAACAATCACTGTTGGATCAAGTCCATCACTAGTAACACCGATCATCAATAGTTCGACTCAATCAGCAGCGGGTGAGTCAATCACAATCGTTGCCAGAAACCCTGTTGAGTCTAAGATTCTAAACACATACGACAACAGAATTACTGGTAAGTCTGTAATTTGGAATAGAACAACCAGACAACTAACTCTTAGAACAGATATTCAACCAATCAACGATGACTACACTGGTAGAATCATTGATAATGTTCTGTTCAATAGAGCAAATGTTGAGACAGATCAGATTGCTGATATCTTCCGCGTTGGTGATATCATCTCATATCCAAACCAACCAGATGATGAAGCGTTCTTTATGGAAGTCGCAAAGGTAACATACAGCAATGGTGTTGACTTTGTTGCCGAAGATACATCTAAGAACAGTTCTTCTGTTGCTAAGTATGTAACCAAGGAAATCTACATCACAAATCCTGCTACAGCAATTGATGTTCATCTACTTGCTAATGTCAAGAATATCGCTAACATCGAAGTTCTTTACAAGTACAAGAGAGCATCAAGTCAAGAGAACTTTGAAGACGCAGAGTGGTTCTATTTCAATGACAATGGTCAACCAGATTCACTAGAGATTGCTAGCGCCGAGAATACTATCTCAAGCATTGTTGAGAAGCAGTCGGCATATCAAGATCTCAAGTACAGCGTATCTGGTTTACCAGAGTTCTCATCATTCGCAATCAAGGTTGTGATGAAGGGAGTTGATCCAGCATACGTTCCAAAAGTTCAAGATATTAGAGCAGTCGCAGCATTCTAATTTCCGCGTATGAGCTACATCAAAGTAAAAGGGCATGATGGTCTTGTCAGAGACGAGACCACAGGTGCCATCTTGAATCACGACAGTTCTGCTATTGAAGCAAGACGTAAATTGAAACACTTGAATTCCGCGTTGGAAGACATAAATATGTTGAAGGATGAAATCTCTGAAATCAAATCCCTACTTAGAGAGTTAGTAAAAAATGCCAGCAATTAACGTCGCCAAAACTGATACTTTTGAGATTCAAAGGCAAAAGATCAATCAAATTGGTAATCAGATTTTTACAATTTCCCAGGGTGGTAGTGACCTTGCTACTGGAAATTTGAAAATTGGAGATGGAACAAGAGAACTTCCATCACTTGCTTTTATCAGTAAAAATTCACTTGGAATTTATAAGTCTGGACTTTCAACCATTGGAATTGCTTCTGATGGTAAAATTATTGCTGACTTATCTCTAGAAAAAAACGTTTCATACCAAGATTTTTCTGTACAGAAAAAAATTATTACCACTCTTGGTTCTTCTATTCTAACAAATGGAGAAAATTATGATCCAGGCAATTACGAAGATATTCCCCTAATTGGTGGAACTGGTAGTGATGCTACCGTTGATTTATTTGTAGATGTTTTTACTGGATCTCTAACAAACTCTGGTCAGAATTTCAATCCTGGCAATTATCTCAATAAAGTTTTAATTGGTGGTTCTGGAGAAAACTCTGTTTGTTCTTTCACTGTTGATGGAATTTCAGGAACAACTTCTTCTGGTGGATCTGGATACATCCCAAGAAATTTTGAAGATGTACCTCTCCAAGGAGGTTCTGGATCTGGAGCATTAGCAGACGTTACAATTAGTGGTACTGTTGATTACACTGGTACAATTGTTGGAGGTTCTGGATACACAGATACAAATTATCCAAACATAGTTTTATTCAACCCACCAACACAAACATTTACTGTAACTTCTGTAGCAAATCCTGGATCACCTCCACCAGACAATGTTTACAGTGTGAATGGTGTAACACAACCAGTTTTAACATTAATAAAAGGAAATACATATCGTTTTGATATGTCGGATGCTTCCAATGCTGGTCATCCTCTATTTTTTGAAGATCCAAATGGTGATTTTCTAAACATTACAAATTTTCTCGTAACTACAAAAGGAACTGCTGGAGATCCTGGAGCATTTGTTGATATTCTAATCAAACCAGATACTCCAACCCAAACAATTGTATATAATTGCGTAAACCATGATGGCATGGGAGCAAACATCAATGTTGTTGATGGAACTGCTGGAAGTTATGGAACTGGAATCGCTGCCTCTATTTTGGTTAGTGGTGGAGCAGTAACAGATGTAACAATTTTTATTTCTGGTGAGAATTATCAAGTTGGAGAAGTTCTAACTGCATATGATCCAGACTTAGGTGGTGGATCTGGATTCTCATTTGAAATTACTTCTATTACATACAATGGAGCAATTACTGATATTGTAGTAACTGATATTGGTCAAAATTATTTAAATGGCGACGTTCTAACTATCAATAACTCAGATCTTGGTGGTTATGGATCTGGATTTTCATACACTGTAACCACAGATCCAGGAATTGTACAAAATCTTACTTTTACCACAAAAGGTATTGGAACAGTATCTGGAGATGTTTTGACATTGCCAGGACCTGTCACTGGAGTAACAATTACATTAGATGGAACTGGAAGTACATTTACACTTCCTAATGTCAGCACTATTTCAGTGGGGGACAGTGTAGTACAAACAGGAGGTACGGGAACATTAGGGGACGGAGTTACTGTATCGGATGTTAATGTTCTCCAAAATGAAATTACACTTTCTTCTTCTGGAGAAGCACCTGGAACCGCAACTCTAACATTTACTCCAATTTACGGAAATCCAACTACAAATATTACATATACTGTTGCTTCTATTGGAGCGGTAACGAGTTTTGATATCAATAATGGTGGAACATCATACACAAATCAAGACGTACTTTCTGTAAGTCCATCATCTTTGGTTCAACCAATTATTTACACAGTATTTGTAAATGCTGTACAGACAATCACATTTACTGGTACTGTATCATCCAGTGCATTTTCAGTTGGAGATTCTATCAAAAAACCAGATGGTGTAATTGAATCTGTAAGTATTTCAAGTTCTACCGATATTCTTGCAGCAGAAAATCAAACTTTCACTGGTGTTGCTGCTACGGGAGGATCTGGTTCTGGTGCTACTTTTGATATTGAAAGAGGTTTAGGTGGTGCTATTATTACCACTACAATAAACAATGCTGGATCTGATTACACAATTGGAGATAGTATTATTATTGCTGGTAATTTAGTTGGTGGTTCTTCTCCAACTGATGACATTACATTAAATGTTGATACAGCAACCTCAGAAACAGCAAATGAAGTTTATAAAGTAAATTCTTCTGGTGGAAATATAACATCTCTTGTTTGTGCTTGTCCAGTTGGAGAAGATTATGTATCTTCCGATGTATTGAAAAATACTTCTTCTCCAACAACATATACTGTTGATACTGCTAGTGGATCTGTAAATAGATACTTTATTGATATTGGAGATGGCAATGGAGCATCCATTTACCCAGATCTTTCACTGTATGTTGGTAATGTATATAAATTTGATCTAGTAAACGCATCCGAGCATCCATTCAAACTAAGTAAAGAACCAGATGGTAAGTGGTACACTGTAGAAGGTATTACAACGTCTTTAGTTTCAACAAGCAAAGAGATTACAGTTTCTTCAACTGCTGGTATTTTTGCTGGAATGGTTGTTACAACCCAAGCAGGTAGTTCTGGGGCATTATCAAATACAACAACATATGTCGATGAAGTTGTTGACGCTACAACACTCACACTAACAGAATTCCCCAGTCTTTCTGGAACGTCTGTATTAGATTTTGCTGGTACAGAATATACAGATGGTGTTACTAGTGGTCAAGATTTTCTTCAAATAACAGTAAGTACAGAAACTCCAACTCTATATTATTATTGTGATCTCCATCCAGACATGGCAGGAGAAGATGGATCTGAAGCTTCTATAACAATAGATCAAAATAACCCAAAGGTTTTTGGTTCTGGATTCCAACTATTAGTATCTGAAACAACAGACCAAGATGTTATTTTTGGTGATGTTGTAACTGGAGATTTGAGATCTATTTCGTTTACTGGTAATTCTGGAAATATTACGGATTTAGTTTCTACGACCATTGAGTCTACTAGTGTTGACACAAGTTCACTAAACGTTTCAACAATTTCTTCAGATTCTTCAATATCGGTTACAGCAGAATCAACTTTTTCTAGTAATGTCAATATTGGCACTACTATTCAAATAGCATCTGGATCTGGAAATCTTACAACTTCTGGAATTATCAGATCTAATGATGCTATCAACGTAAGTAATCAATTATTACTTCAAAACTCAACAATCTCATCTATTGGATCTTCCGATGTAATCGTAACACCAGCTTCTGGTAGATTGGCAAAGGTAGATTCTACCACAGCATTACAAATTCCAGTAGGAACTACACTTGAAAGACCGACTAGTTTGGCATCAGATGGTTCAATTAGATTCAATACAACAACTGGACAATATGAAGGTTACAATGCTTCAACGACTTCATGGTCTTCTTTAGGCGGAGTAAGAGACATTGATGGCAACACATATATTCTAGCAGAACTAACTGCTGGAGCAAATGATAATACATTGTGGTTCTACAATGATGGTAATAACACTGTAAGACTAACTCAAAACTTCTTTGATTTTAGAACTGTCAAGAAAATTTCTTCTACCAGATTAGGAATTCCAAGTTTCTCTCTTTGGACAGCAAATACACCAGTTGTTATTGGTCAATATTTGAAATATTTGAATAATATTTACGAAGTAACAGCATCTGGTACTACAGCATCTTCTGGTAATGAACCAACACATACAAGTGGTGTTCAAAACAACGGAACAGCACAACTTACTTGGTATTCTCTAGCGGTTTCTCCATTAGAGTTTACTGAAATTGAAGAATTGAGAGTAGCACCACAGAAAAATGCTCCTCTAATTGTAAATGCTTCGCTGAAGATTGGAGGAACTACAAACGCAGATTGGAATACAATCGCAACACTGAGTGAAGATCTTACTCTAAGACCAAATCCTGGTAAAAAAGTTGTAATTGATTCGTATACGCACCTAGCAATTCCTGCTGGAAACAACAATCAAAAGAACACCGCATCTGCCGTCCCTGGTTCAATTAGATTCAACACAGAGATTCAGCAGTTTGAAGGTTATAGTGGTACTAACTGGTCTTCTTTGGGTGGCGTTAGAGACGTTGATGGTAATACGTATATTATTCCTGAAACTGCTCCAGCAGCGAACGAGAATATCTTGTACTTCTACAATGATAATCTCAATACAATGAAGTTGTCTAGCACTGCTCTAGACTTTACAAACATTGATACTATTACAACTTCTGGATTAAATAACCTTTCTCTTGATACTCCATTAGTAACTCTAAATCTAAATGAAACTACTATTGACAACCGAGACGTAACTAGAACTTTCATTAGTTCAAGTAAGCAATATCTCGATCTAGGTCTTTCTTCTGGTTTGGTTGTTGATCCTATTCTTAGATTAGATGATCAAGGGGATGTCTATCTCAACACAACATTTGGAACAGGAACTTTCAACGGAGTAAAAGTTTTTGACGGTGATCTAAAAGAATTTGAACTTGCTGATTATGCAATTAGAACTACATCATTCTCTTTAGGAAAGGGTGCCGCAGAAACATCAGCAGTCAATCTGTATCCAACATCAACTAATAAAGGATGTAAAGTGACCGTTGTTTCTAAGTCATCTTCTGGAAAGAGATCTATGACAGAATATCATGTTATAGATAATGGTACTGATATTTTTTATAATGAATTTGGGTCTTTGAATACATCTCTAGATCAATATACAGCATCGTTTGATTACAATGCTGGCGAAGTCAGAATCACTTTGACATTATCTGACGACCATACTAATGGAGATATTATATCGTTCACCGTACTAAATCAGGTAATTAAGTAAAATGGCAGTAAACAACAAAGAGTTTGATTCTTTAGGTGGGTTTTCAGTTGATCAAGTTTCTGTCGTAGATAAAGACAGAAATGCCAAAGATCTAAACACCCTAGAAATAAAAAATAGATTTTATTCTGATAGTAAAACTACCAACTATATTCTAAGAGGAGCAAATACAGCAACACTTTCTTTAGATGACGTAGGAACTGCTATTCCAATAGCAAATTCAACATTGAATTTTATAACTGGACATTTCTTAGCGTCAAATCCAAGTGGAACTGTTTATACTGGGAAAATTGAGTCTTCTGTAGTTGCCAATTCTGTTGGAGCAATTACAGTTCAGTCCAGTATGCTAACAATTATCAAGCATGACGTTCCAACTGGAGAGTCATGGGATATTGAGACGTTTTCTTCTACAAATAGATTTAGTTACAATGTAATTAGAACTGGAACTACACAGGTTATCAAATGGGCAGTTTCCACTCAAGTTGTTAGTATTGCCTGGGCATAATGCTAAATATACAATAGGATAGATCTAAGGCAAGGAGCTAGGCAGCACCATGAGTTTTCATATTAATTCCGACAAAGAGAAAATTAGAGGCGTAAACCCTAAACTCATCGGTGATAATGAAGCTACAATTAGAATTGGTACAGGTTCTGATGAAAGAGAAGTATTCAGAGCACAGTTAGATCCTAATAGCAATCTCCCAAGAGTTGGTA